GACCTTGCCCTTGATGATGGCGAGCTGAGTGCCGGGAGGTAGGGTCACCGTGGAGCGATCCCAGCGTTCGATGGCCTGTGTCTGCTCGATTGGATCGGTGTCGTCACCGTGCTCGACAATCGCCATCAGATAGGTCTTGTAACCGGTGAAGTAGTCTTCAGAGCCCATGACAGGGTTCTGTTCCTTGAACTTCAGGGCAATATATTCGGGCCAGGTGCCTTCGTAGCCAGGCGGGAAAGTGTGCTGCTTACCATCATACTGGCCGGTGAGGGTTTTGGTGGAGCGGTTTTTCAGGGTGACGTATTGTGTGACTGACATGACGATTAATCCTTTGACGAGGAGGCACGCTCTTGGGCGTGCAGTTTACGGTGACAATTGGAACAGAGGAGGATGGTCTTATCAATCTCACGTTGTAGATGCTCTAAACTCCAATGAGCAACCTTTACAGCAAGATTTCCTTCCTTTTGTGTAGGATCTGTATGGTGAAAGTCAATACAACAGGGGTCTTTTTCAGGACATCGGGAACATCCTGCGAGCTTTTGCTCATCTAGCCACTGCTTTTTTATCCTACGATCTTCTTTCCACTTACGGTTGTAGCGTTCTCGGTTATTTTGCCTCCATTCGCGCATTCGGTCAGCAGCAACCTTGCGATTTTCGTCAAGATTCTCCGACCACTTTTGCTTATTTCGATTTGATTGACAGGCCCGGCAAATCCGTTTTCGTGATTTTGGGCTGATATACGTGTTTTCTTCGTTGAACTCATGCCCTTTGGGACAGTGAGTTAGAAGTGCTTGCCAAGTCTTGCCATGTCCTTGTGATGGAACTATCATTTACCTCCTATGAATCGGGCGAGGTGAGGACGTAAATCCTCACCCACACCACGATGATTATCCTACTGGATGGATTAATTACCAGCAGGCCTTTGTACAACGAGCGACTGACCAGTAACGCCGTCAAGCCGAGCATTAAAGCCCGGGTTCTCGCAGAAGTACTGGTAGCGAATTCGATACCAGGCCTCGAATGCGTCACGCGCCGTCGAACCTGAACCGATCTGCTTCAGCACTCCGCCACCCGCCTCGTCTGCCCACTTGCCCGGCTCAGAGACGTACTTGCGGAAGCCCGACTTCTCGGTATCCAGGAGCATCAGGACATCAAGCGGGAAGTCGCGGATAGCCCGCACTGGCACGTCGCCGAACGGGATATCGCCCTGCTTGAACGCGGCCGTTGCAGGATCTGGACGCATCAGGGATGCACCCATATACCGGCGGTCGGCATCCGTCAACTGGATGATCAGCCGACGTGTGCTGTGATGCGCCAGGATCATGTTGACCCGGCTACCGAACTTCTGGTCGAGCACATCGCTCACGCGCTGAATCAGGTCAGTCGAAAGGGCACCGGTCGAGCTGGTGACATACGAGCTGAACGCAGGAAACTGCGAGCGGTCGAGGCCGAAGTAGTTGTTGCGGTATGTGCCATCGTCAACGTGGGCCATCAAGCCCCACCATGCCTGCTCATACGACGTGTCGATGACATCGGTCACCGAGCTATTCGCTGCCTGCACGAGGTAATCGTTGTCTGCCCAACCCGTATAGGTGGCAGCATCGAACGTCACCGCATTGCCTGCACTGGCAACCGACACAACTCGACGAATCGAGGTGCGCAGGGCGTTCGTCGCAGGGTTAATTGCGGCGACATACATGCCAGGTGAGAAGAACCGGTTACCAAAGTTGTCGTTGGTGATTCCACCGGGGGCGTCCACGTCGATCACGACACCCGAGGGTGACTCGTCAACGAGGCCTAGCACTCCACGACCGTCCGAACACAGGGCGTGCTCGTCTCGGCGTGCAATGTCGTCAATCAGGTAGTTCATCTCCGACTTACGGGCACTGAGCCACGCGCCGTCAGACGATGCACTATCCTGCATGACTTCCCAGGTTAGGTAGATTCGCGCCATCATCTTCTTCTGGCCGACGAACTGCTTCACGTAGCCCTGATTTCCGGCTTCCGCGAATGCTCCACCTTCACCGACGAACATCGGCGAAATGTTGCGTGAGGTATGCGCGAGGCGCACAACTTCACGACCACGAAAAGGAACCGTTTCAGCTTTGAAAACGTCCTTTAGTGGATTTGCGTTGTTTACGCCTTCGGAGACGCCTTCCTCGATTACTTCGTGGAGGGCACTGTCAAAGGCCTGACGATCTAGTCCTGCCATAGTGGCTCAGACTCCTTGCGGCTAGATGCCGCGTTAAGGTCGATTAGAACCCTGTTGGGGTTTTCGACTTGTAGTGTGCGAGTGCTTGTGCAATCCGCTCATCCTGTGTGCCGGGCTTGACCGGGGTGCTGACAGGAACGGCTCCACTAGCAGGATCCTGTGGGATCGCGCCGGGGATACGATTCTGCTGCGCCACGACCTGCGCCCGTTGGATGGGACTGATAAAGCGGTCAGTGAAACTCTTCCAGTAATTCTCGACAACCGATGTCGGGTCCTGCTGATATCGCTCATATTCATCTGGGTTGGACTGCAGGTGACCGATGAACGAGGCTCCCAAGGCACGCTTGGCGTCGTCATTCAGGGGCTGCCCGTATGTCGACTCGGCGGTCTTGTAGAGTGTGCTCATTGCACTTCGGTTATGCGTCGCCCACTGGTTCTGCATCGCGGCTCGGAGTTCGTCCTTGAGCGCGATGAGTTCCTTGATGGCGGCAGCCTGGGAACCAATCTCAGAGAGTTCTGGGAACACCTCTTTGAACTGGTTTTTAACGGCATCGAGTTCGGGATTCTGGGGAGGCAATACTCCTGTCAGAGCCTGAAGCTGTCGCTGTAGGGCAGCCTTCTCGGCTTCCGCATTAGCCTTGAGCTGGGCGAGCTGTTGCTCATGCCGAGTCGAGACTTCACGGAGACGATGAGGCGGCACCCAAGTCGAGCGATCTTCGGTTGGGGTGACGGGAGCAGTCGGTGTCGCTGACTGAGGCGTAGCAACCGGTGTCGCGGGTTGCGGCGCGAATGACGGGCTCGCAGAAGGAGTCGTCGAAGGAGCTGGTGTCGCGGCTCCGGGCGTATTTGGATCGGGAAATGACATTTGATTCACCTTTGGTATCGCGGGCTAGTTCCGCGTTGGAATCGCCAGTTGTCAGGCTGGCTCAGAAACGAGAACTACTTAAACAGGGCGAGTTCCCGAAGCCCACTTGGGCTTTTAGACTGGCCCCTGTCTTTGAGCACCTTCGCCGTTCCCCTTGGGAACAGCTCCTGTGCCACCGGCTTTGTTGCTATTGTTCATAGCTTGTCCGCCGGGAGTTTTGTTGGTTGGCTCACCATCTGGACCCACTTCACCCTCGACGGGTGCAGGCGGGGTGAGGATCATCTGGAGTTCGGCCAGATGTTGGTAGATGATGGGTTCGAGTTCGGGCTGTTCAGTGAACAGCTCCTTCATGCGGTCGGTGTTGAGCCACTTGATACGTTCGGTCCAGTGGACCTGGGCGTCATACCACGGTTTCATGGTGAGTGGTGGCAACCCTTGTGGATTCCGTGCCCATTCCTCGAACTCGTCCTGGATGCGTAGGGCCGTTTGGACGTGGACGTTCAGCGTGGGAACCAGATCCTGCAGTCCGAGATTGCTGAGCAGCATATACCGCTGGTCAGGGTCTTGGACGTTCAGAAGCTGGAAGTTGAAAGCCTGCTCCATCGCTGCTCGTTTGCCGAGCGACGTTTTGGGCATGGTCGAACCGTCTTCAATGACGATTTGAATCTGCCCCTGGAGTTGGGCGTTCTGGAAGTGCTTAAACGTATACCCACGATTCGGCGCGAGGATGGTCATGGTGCGCTGTTCGGGACCAAACTGGCGCTCCATCTCAAGTGCGAAACTATACCACCGGCGATACATCTCACCACGCGCCTGGAAGACGGTTGTGAAACGGCTCTGGGAACGTTCCACCAAGAGCTGGAGGGCACTAAATGCCTCAACACCAGTTGGCTTCTGTCCCTTAATGATATCGTATGCGCCCGAGATTTCCTCGATGTCCTTCAGGCCCTGCTCGCGGAGCATGGGAATCGAACTTGGGATGTCCGAACCCTCGACTTTGTCAGGCTTGGCACTGGTCCCGCCTGCAGCGAGTGGGTTCCACTTCATGATTAGGCCTGGTTCGCCACTGAAGTGTTCGATGCCCGCGTTTTCTGGGATGACCCAGACTGGGTTCGCCATGCGCTGCACGATAAGCTGCGACATGGAGTCCATCTGGTTGATTTGGTCTTGCTTCTGGATCAGTGGGGAAATCGCACCACTGCCGTATAGTCTTCCTCCCACATGTTCGTATTGAGCGAAGAAGAATGGGAAAAGGGGTTTGCTTTCGATATCCGTATATGGAAAGGGCCCAGGAATGGACTCTTCGGGGACATCAATAACAATCGGAGAGCTACCACCGACGATACGGGCCACAAGCCCTTGCGGGAACTCGGGAGTTGGCTTAAGCCATAGTTCATATTCAGTTACCCCTTCAGTTTGGCTCTGGGAGCCAGTGGGTGTAACGGTGCCTTGAAAGGTGTTTGCGCTGTTGGAGAGCGCCAAAGAACGATAGAGCTGTAGCGAACGGTCGGTGGAGGCCTTTTCCCACTGAATGGTGTTCACCAGATCGGGTTTGTTTGCCTCGAACCACGACTTGTCTCGCCATCGCAGCCGAATAATGTAGGGGAGTTCGTCCCATCGAGTGATGCTTAACGGGAACGCATACTCGAATGGGCTCAGCGCCTGGGTCTTGCCCTTGCCGTGGGCTTTCCATTCGCCCTGAGGTTTCCCGTCAGGACCAACGGCATCGGTGAAGTTGGGGCTACCGCAGTCTGGGCAGGTGTGTCCAGCGGCAACAATGGCCTCTGGGGGATAAACCTGGCCGCACTGGGCGCACTGTTCGCTCTTGACGAATAGGCGGTTAGATCTAACATCGAGGTCCCAGGAGGTCTGCAGGACCGCGTTTCCTGTGGTGATGAGCCAGAAGTCGGCTTCACGCATCACCTGGTTCATGTCATGTTCTTCATGAATCAAAGGTGCCATCTGGTCAGCAATTTCGGCGGCGGCTATCGCCTTGGAATCATAACCAGCCGGACGAGCCTTGGCCACCAGGTTCACAGCGGCAAACGTCGAGCGAATGCTGTTGACCGTTTCCCGCATCTTGTTAGTGACCGGGCGGGGAATCCACTTGTGGAGCTTCTTGTCTACCCACTCCCGGCGTGCCGGGTGGTAGATAATCCACTGGCGACCAGCTACATAGGAGAGATCTCGGAGCCAATCATGCTCAAGCACCCAACGCTGATCCAGGGACTCGGCCTTAAAGCGATTGAAGAGTTCTAGGACACGTTCCTTGGAGGCATACGGAGGAGGTGGAGCTACCGCCTGTGGGGCAGTCTCCATCGGGTCCATGCCCGCCGAAAGCGATTCAGTAACTTGATCGAGAGGAGCTAGAGCCATTAGGCGATTTCATCAACCTCGTCATATGCTGACAAAGGGGGTCCGGCGAATAGGTCTTGGAGCATGGCACCAGCGGTAGC